GTAGTTGATATGCCTGATTTCTTTCCTCTAGAGTAAACTTCTACAAATAGATTTCCAGTTGCGTGAGCCATAAAGTCGGTTTTAACTTCAACTTTACTTCCTTGTGAAAAGATTTGTTTTATCCAATCCTCTCCTTTTTCGCCTATCTCTAAATCATAGTAAAAGCTTCCAGAGTGTTTCATTTTTTATATTTTTCATCAATAATCATAGGAACTGCATTTTCCCAACTTATAGAATGATGTAATCTTTTGTTTTGTAGTCCAATGGATTTTACCTTAACACAAGATGGATTAATAATAACGGAATAAAAAGATTTTACATATGTACCACCATCTAAATATGTAGATGTCATTCCACCTTTATTTGATTGTGTATCTTTTTGGTCTAATTGAAAATTCATAATAGTAAAAAACAAATAACCTAATCCGCCTAAATATACATAAGTATTTACATCTTCATTTATTCTTCCAATAAATTTAAAGGGTCTATCGGTAGAACAAATAAAACTATTCATAGCTTTTCTTGATATTTTTTTATTTTCATCATATCCGCCAATATGGTCGCCACCTTGACTAAAAGCAATACTAGTTATTTTTGTTTTTTCTAAATACTCTATAAATATATTTAATATATTATCTAATTTTCTTGTAGTTTTTGCTCCATTAGGAGTTCTATATCCAAACCAATAATAATCATCATCTAATTGAATATAGTATTTATATCCTAATTTAGAAGCAATATCATTACAAAAATTCCTAGCATATACTATTGTTTTTCTATTATCAAAATTATCACATTCATCAAAAGTTTTTGAAATCTCTTTTTTATCAAAAATAATTACATTAGATACTCCAAAATTATTAAAGTATTGATTTTGTGTTTCATCTTCATTATCAATAATGATTTTTATATCTCCTGTATATCCACAGTTTTTAAGAGTATTGTATGTTTTTACATTATTTGGTCTTGCGTGAGATAAAATAAAGGCACAAAAATCTTTTCTCATAATTTATTCGTTTATATATTGATTATATAAGTCATCTTGTAATTTTACAAAACCTAACTGTATTGCCTTTTCAAAATCAATAATTACTAACGCTGATTGCTCCATTAGAGATTGCATTTCTTTAGATGAATGTGCATAATAATCGGCTATTTTTGAATAGTTAAATATATTATGTCTTTTTGAAGCTTCAATTAGAAATTTTTTTTCTTCATCATCTATATTAGAATTTTCTATTTGCCTTATTAATCTTCTTGTTTTAGAAGAATCTAATAACTCATAAATGCTTGGTTTTTTATTTTTTGGTTGATATATTGGTGAAGAAACTTTTTTTGTATATTTTTTTTCTTCTTCATTATTATTTATATCATTACCAAATAGATTATATTGTTTCATTTATAGGTATTTATTATATCCTCTAATTCAGCTCTAGTCCACTTCTTACTTTTATTTTGTAATCCAATCAATTCTAAATCTTGGACTGCATCTTCTCTATATCTTTCTATTAATCCCATTCTATATTTAATTAAATTTCCGCTTAAAAACATATTACATCTTACGCATTGTCCATTAACATTCATTTCATCAAAACGCAAGATTGAATGGTGTCCTTGACTAAAATAGTGTCCAGCTTGATTAACTTCGCCACCACAAGATATACAACCTAAATCTTTATCTCTTTCTCGGATATAGGCATTAAATATCTTTTGTGCCTTTGCTAATAATTTCGGAAGTGGAGTAAGCTTTTTCATTAAAAGGGTAAATCTGAGTTATCGTGTTTAGATGATGTTTTTTCTAATTTTTCTGGTTTCCAGGTATCAATAGTAAGAGATACATCTTTACCATATTGGTCTGGCTCTCTTAATACATTAACATTCAACTTAACAAATTTACTTCCGTTGTACTCTTGGATATGGTCTTGGATTTTATCAATGTTAATTGATACGGATAACCAAGTGTCGCTTCTTTTTTTACCGCTTCCGCAGTAGATTTTCTTTTGTTCCATTTTGATTTTTGTTCAGTACTCTGTCCCCAGTTTAATATAAAGTTATTGATATAGTTCTATTAAGCCAAGCAAATTCTAGGTCAATTCCTATTAATTCATTTTCTTCATATACTCGTTCTAAGTATAATGAAATAGTTGGCAGTAGATAAAAAAGGTCGGTGTGTCTTAAAATTTTCATTGTGTTAATTGTTCAATGGTTAATGAATATAATTTATCTTCAATCATTTCTTTTGTTACCCAATGTGGTGCTTCATAATCTATAATATCAAGTCCAAACTCTGCTTCATAAAATTCATCATTAGTAAAGCTTGGCATTTGACCTTTATAGTAATACCACTTGAAAGTAACATATACTTCATCATCTAATTCAACTTCTGGGTGTTCTATATAAACTCGTAGGTTAGTAATTCCGTATGACATTATTTAAAGTTTACAGTTATAGATGTGGTTGAGGACTTGCTAGGTGGATATAAAGTTACTACTTCATCTTCAATTAACACTTCTAAGCTATTTTTAATTGACTTTAAAAATGCTTGTCTTTCTTTAATTTTAGCTTCTAATTCTTCTTGTTCCTGAAGTAGTTTTAAAATAATTGGGTCATTAGTTTTAGAATAATCGTATTTAACCCCAGCTTCTTTGATTTCAAACTTAGCATTTTGAAATTCAAATGACTTTCCGAATTTCATACTTTCTTCTAAAAGCAACTCCCGATAATTTGGATTGCTAGTTATCTGCTTAATCAAATCTTCTAGGCATTTAACTTGCAAATGGACTTTTAATGGATTAGCATTTCCAATAATTAGTTGTCCTATTAAAGCATCTACAAATTGTAATCTTTGCTCTTTAGTTGTTTCAAAGAGTTCTAGGTTGGTAGTTACTAGATTCATTGTGCTTCTTTTAATCGTGATTTAATTTTATTATAGGTAGATATATCACTTAAATCATTAACAATCTTTAAGGCACTTTCCTTTTGCTCTGGTGTTAATTTAGCTGACATTACTAAGGTAGCCAATTCTTTTTTCTCTTTACTAAAATCATTATGCTCATTTGTAGCATCGGAATCTTTAGTATCATCTATCGCAAATAGTCCATTTAAAGCATATTTACGAGCATAGCTTGAACTTGCTCCAGTAACCTGACTAGAATCCATACCTTTCTTAGTTTCTTCTTCTCTAGCATATCCATAAGCTTGATATACTAATTTACCATTGGTTAATGTTGCGGTAGCTTTTACATATACTCTACCACCAACTTCAACTACTTCATCGGAAAGGATTAACCAAAATCCTAGTGGATTAATAATAGGTTTAATTGCTTCTACGATGTCCTCGCAAGAACGATATTTATACTTGCCAAAGGAATTAAATTGACCTTTCGGTGCTTTTACTTGTGCTTGAATTTCGTGTAACATATTTTGTGTTTTGCTTTTAAAAATAAGGGGGTGCTTTGTAAACCAAAACAAAACCTAATAATAAAGGATAACACCCCCATTGCTCGTTGCATATTATAGTCCTTAACGAGATGGACTTTTAATTTGTGAATAGATATGATTAATCCATTCGTTAAAATCTTTAGGCGGATTTTCTGGGTAGGTAGTTTTTACAAACATAATAATACTTTGTTTATAGCATCGTTAAATTGGTCGGAAGTACAAGCTTCATAGCTTTCTTTATTTAAGTAGTAGTTCTCTAAAGTATTTTGATTGGTCATTCTTTCTAAATCTTCAATCGTAATACTAGAGTAAATGTTTTCCGTACCGATAAATACCTTTTTAAGTTTAAGGTCAGTTCCAACTTTTAAGTATTCATCAAAATACTTGTGCTTAACTAAGATTGGAAGTTCAATGTTTAATTGTGTTGTGCTTGGCACTTGGATTGTAAAAATCATAATGTTTTGTTTTTGAAATTAAATACTATACTTATCGGCTATCATATTGACAACTTTCAAAGCGATTACTAAAATAAGGAAAAATTTGATTGCGTTTTTCATAATTAATGTTTAATAATTAAATTAGATTGAATATTTACTTTTTTTTCTAAAAGAAAAATTAATGTAGATAAAGAATCTATATTTTGTTTTTTGATTTTTTTCCAGTCAAACTCCATATTTAATTCTTTTTCTAAATTTTCAAGAGTTATATATGCTCTTGAATAATCATCTTTAATTGTGTTTTTCATTTTGTTTTGTTTTGTTTGATAATGCTAAATTACACGATATTTCAACACAAAGTATAAAAATATCAACTTTTTTTAAAAATAGGTATATTTACTTATATTTCTATTGATAATCAAAGAGTTATGTAAATAAGTATAAATATGCGAATTTGCTAAAATAGGGTATATAATACCCCATAAGTATAAGACAAGGAAGAAGAATAAGATAAGGAAGAAGAATAAGACATATTGCTACTTATAGCAAAAGAACTAATTTGTATTAGTGAATCGTGAACAAATCATAACCGAGTTTTATAATAGCAAAGATATAAACCAAGCTATTTCTAAAATGCAACCTGCATATTTGCAAGATGAACTAAAGCAAGAAGTGTTCTTAGTTCTTTGTGAAATGCCAGAAGAAAGATTATTTCAAATGTATAACGATGAATATTTAAAGTATTTTATTGTTCGTACTATTTTAAATATGGCTAAATCCGATAGAAGTACTTTCTATAAAAAATTCAGGGAGCAATTAGATGAAATACCTGAAAGTTTTGAAATGAAAAAAGATGACTACGATGAAAGCTTAAATGAGAAATTAGATAATGCAGTTAAAATCTTGCACTGGTACGAAAGAGAATTACTTCGGTTGTATTCGGAAGAAAAGAACTTATTAAAGATTTCTAGAGATACTAATATACCATATCGTTCAATATTAGAAACAATCAAGAAAGTAAAAGTATTTCTTAAATATAAAATTAGAAACCACGAACTATGAATATCTTTTTAATCATTCTAACGGCTAATATATTTAGCTTCTTTTTTATTAATCAAATCCAATTTCATAAGAAATGGCATTTAGATTTCAAACCATTTAATTGCACATTATGTTTAAGTGCTTGGGTTGGACTAGGACTTTATTTTTGTCCAACGATAGTACAATACTCATTTTTGGCTTTATTTGGCTCTGGGTTTATTGCTCCATTCTTTAGAAACTTTTTTGTAAACTTATATTTTAAACAATGACAAAAGAAGAATTACAATTTTGCGATGATAATATCATCAATTTTGAATCCGTTAAATTAGGATTCACTAGAAACATTCCTTATGCGGTAATGGAAACTTACGAAAGTTTATATCGTAAATATTTAGATTCACAATTCTCATTGACTTATTGGTGTGGAGAATGTGTATTTGATATGTTACAAAGATTAATGGTTGTTTACGATAATGCTAAAGGTCAAGTTTTAGAAACTGTATTTACTTTACCTGATGATGTACCAACCGAAATAAAGGAAGAAATACCACAAGAAGCACCTAAAAAGAAAGGAAGAAAAAAGAAATGAGAATACTTGCCGTAGGACAACGAAACTCTGGGGTATCTTATCATCGTTTGATGCTACCTACCTATTACTTAAAGAAAGATTACGCATTACTTACCGATACGATTAATGATGAAATATTAAAAGATAATTATGATGTAGTAGTTATTAATCGTTTTATACCCGAGGTAAGAATAGATGAGTTAATTGCGTATAAAGAGAAATATGGATTTAAACTCGTAGTAGATATAGACGATTATTGGGTACTAGATTCCTGGCATATGTTATACAAGACATATCCAATTAGAGAAATTGTTTCGCATATAGCCGTAGCTGACATTGTTACTTGTACTAATGAACTCTTATATAACGAGATTAAACCTTTGAACTCTAATGTTTATATTGTACCAAATGCTTTGCCTTATGGATTAGACCAGTATACAGATGTGAAAACGGAAAGCGAAAAGGTTAGATTTATATATGCAGGTGGACTAACACACGAAAAAGATGTAAAGATTTTACAATATCCATTAAAAAGAGTAGCAAGTGATTCAGATTTAAAAAGTAAAGTAGTATTTGAATTATGTGGATATTCCGATGAACACCCATATTTAATTAAACTTTGGGGAAGAATGATAGCCGATTTTACCGCCAATTTTAAATTAGGATATGTTCGTAAGGGATTAGATGTAACCGAATATATGAATTTTTATGCAAATGCCGATGTAACTTTTGCTCCTTTAGTTCCTAGCAAGTTTAACAATATGAAGTCAAACTTAAAAGTCCTTGAAGCTGGAGCAAAGAAACTTCCAATACTTGTATCTAACACGATGCCTTATTCCGATTGTCCTTATGCTATAAAGATTGAAAGACAAACCGATTGGTACAAGGAAATTAAAAAACTTACGAATGACTCTATTTATAGACAAGAAGTAGGTCAAGCCAATTATGAATGGTGCAAGGCAAACTTTGATTTAATAAAGATTAATCAATTAAGAGAACAAATTTATGCCAGTTAGACAATGTTCAAATGGTAAATGGAGAATAGGAAGTGGAGATTGTATTTACGATACAAAAGAAAAAGCTATTGAAGTTTGGAGAGCAATTCTTGCTTCAGGAGAATACGAGAAACCTAAAATCTCTTTTGATTACGATGGAGTGCTTTCAACCGATAAAGGAAAAGCTAAAGCTAAAGAGTTATCTAAAGATGCTACTATTTATATAATCTCGGCTCGTTCAGACAAAGAGGGAATGTTAGCTACGGCTAAAGAATTAGGCATACCTAGTTCACGAGTATTCGCTACTGGCTCAAATAAAGAAAAAGTAGCCACGATAGATAGATTAGGAATCTCTACACATTATGACAATAATCCGAAAGTAATTGAAGAAGTAAGACAATTAGATAATGTTAAAGGGTTGAACTTTGAGATACGAAATCTGGGTTAATTATCGCCTAGCTAATTACCCAACCGATGAAATAGAGTTTGAAGAACTATTAAACGATATAGTTACTTTACTTAGAGAAAATACTTTGCCTGGAGTTGTAGAAGAACATCTAGGCATTTACATAAACCTAAACTAATGATAACACTACCTGGACAAATCGAAAGCATAGCATCAAGGAAAGACAAATCGGTTAAATTAACTATTGGAACGCAAGAATTACACCCTAGTCAAGCTTCCGAATTGTTTAGTTTAAATCAGCAATTCTGCTATATTGCTTTGAAGCCAGAGCATTTTACGAAAGAAGAAACCGATGCTTTAGATGAACTAAAGACCGATTTAGATACTATCAAAACACCGAGCCAACGATTGAGAGCAATCTTATATGTTAATTATCAACAAGATAGTAAAGGATATAAGGACTTTCAAACTTACTATTTATCAATAATGGATAAAATCTGTGAGCATTACAAATCAAAATTAGATTAAGGGTTACCTTTAAAAAATAGTGAGATAAAAGAGAAGTATGGCTAATATTCAAAACCTTAAACCATTTCAAAAGGGTCAAGTTGCTAATCCGAATGGCAGACCGAGAAAGTATGTCAGTCAATTAAAGGAGCAAGGGTATAAGATTTCGGAAGTAAACGATGCGATTCAAACCTTGATGTCTATGGATTTAGAGGAGTTGAAATCGGTGTTGGATAATCCAAAAGCTACGATATTGGAACTAACGATGGCTAAGGCGATGCTTAAATCGTTACAAAATGGGTCTTTGTATTCGCTTGAAACTTTATTAACTAGGACTTTTGGTAAGCCAACCGAGAAGCAATTAGTTCAGTCGGATAGTAGGATTGAGGTAGTTTTTGTAGATGGAAAGACAATACTTTAATCAAAATGCTATTAGACGCATTTTAAAGTACCTAGATTTGATTATCTTTTAAAAGTAGTATAAATACTAGGTTAAAAAAATAAGCCAACCTAGAGCTTCTAAATGCGTTTAAAATGAATTAGGTCAAAAATAAGTGTTTATGCTTAGTTTAAAGTTTTCCCTTAACAATCCCTTTCAAATACTTATTCTTATTCCTTTTCTTCTTCTTATTCTTACACCATATCCAATACCCTATTTGGTAGGGTACTAAATACCCTATTTCAGAAAATCCATAATATGCGTTTAGAGTTACCAAAACCACATATCAACCAAAAGCAAATTCTAGATTGTACTTCTAGGTTTAGAGTAGTGATGGCAGGTAGAAGATTTGGAAAGTCCGAACTATCTCAAATAGAATTAATAATCAATGCTTTACAAGGAAAGAAAGTAGCTTATATAACACCTACATACCAATTAGCAAGAGTATTCTTTGACCAGCTTACAAAACTATTACCTTTTGAATGTAACAAGTCCGAACTTTCTATCAAATTCGTAAACGATGGCTCGGTTGAGTTCTTTACTGGAGAACGGCTAGACAACCTACGAGGTCGCAAGTTTCACTTAGTTGTAATTGATGAAGCTTCGTTTATCCCTGACTTAGAAAATGGTTGGCTTAATTCTATTAGACCTACCCTAACAGATTACAAAGGTCGGGCATTATTCATATCAACTCCTAAAGGTAGAAACTACTTTTATTCACTTTTCTTAAAGAATGGAGAAACCGATTGGCAAAGCTTTAAGTTTACTACATACGATAATCCTTACATAGACAAAGCCGAAATAGACGATGCTAGAGTTCAACTACCAGAAGTGGTGTTTGAGCAAGAGTATATGGCTAATCCTAGCGAGAATGCATCTAATCCATTCGGTAGTGCTTATATCAAACAATGTACATATCCGATTAGTAATGAACAACCTATCGTATATGGAATTGACTTAGCTAAATCTGTAGACCATACAGTTATTATCGGACTTGATAGAAACGGAAGTGTTTGCTATTTTGATAGATTCCAAAAGGATTGGAGAATGACAAAGCAAGTCATTAACTCATTACCTAAAGCACCTATCCTAATAGATTCTACCGGAGTTGGCGACCCAATCTTCGAGGACTTACAAAGAGATGGCTTAAACATTACTGGTCAAAAATTTAGCCAAACTACCAAGCAACAAATGATGATAGGACTAGCGAGTGCTATTCAACAAAGAAAGATAACATTCCCAGAGGGAACGATTACGCAAGAACTAGAAATATTTGAGTATCAATATACGGCAACTGGGGTTAAGTACTCAGCACCGCAAGGATTCCACGATGACTGCGTTATGGCTTTAGGTCTAGCTTGGAAGCATTACACTGAAAATAAAGTAATGGGTAATTATTCCTTTGCCTGATTCATACGAAAAAATGTATTAATACTACATTTATTGGTACGAAAAAATGCACAATAACTAATTTTATGTTATTATGCATATCGCTGTTTGCAAACAACAAACGAACTAAAAAAGCTATTTAACTATATGAACTGGAAAGATATATCCGTATTTCAATGGCAACAACTTACCAACTTATTCGTTAAGGAAAAGCTTGATGAATTTGAGTTGTCATTAAAGACATTGGCTATTTGCAAAGGTATGACCGAGAACGAAGTAGATTCTCTTTCAATGCAAGAGTTAAAAGAAAAGCTACAAGAGATTGAGTTTGTACACAAAGAAATTGAGCCAAAAGCCGAAAAGTATATTAAAGTAAACGGAAGAAAGTATAAGTGTATCTACGATGTTCGTAAGATGCCAGTTTCAAGATATATTGAAACTAAATACTTTAGCACCGATGTTAATAACAATCTACACAAGATAATGGCTTCAATGGTACTGCCGATGAAGAAAACTTTGTTAGGTTGGAAAGTAGATAAGTTTGATGCAAGTAAGCACGAAGAATATGCACAAGATATGCTAGAAGCACCAATAACTTCTGTTCTCGGAAGTGTGGTTTTTTTTTATCTAGTATATCAGAATTGGATAAAGGTTTCAAAGGATTATTTGATAGCGGAGATGTCGCAGAAGATGACGATGGAAGAAGCCGAAGCGGTGTATCAAACTTTATGCGAGATTTCGGTTGGATTTACCAAGCCGAGTTGGTTGCAAAGTATGAACGAATCAAAGTATCAGAAGCTTATGAGTTAAGCACTATTAACTTCTTAAATGACCTATCTTATCTAAAAGCTAAAAGCGAGTACGAATCGGAGCAACTAAAAAAAGCTTATGGCAAAAAGTAGTAAACAGATTGAAGAAGAAGTTTTAAGTTTCTTAGATACTTTAGGAACTTCTCAAAGCGAGATGCAACTTGCTCAATTTAAGGGCATCTCTAAATTCGTTTATGAAAGTGCCGTTACCTTTTTACAAACCGCAAAAGATAATATTCGTAAGGAGTCTATCGTAGATACTGGTAGATTAGAATCAGACCTAACATTTGAAATGGAAGAAAACGGAACTATCATATCCGTTTCTATTGGTTATCCTAAAAATAGTCCAGCTTCAAAGTATTATGATTATGTAAACAAAGGAGTTAAGGGAGTTAAGAGTGGAAGTCCGAACTCGCAATATAAATTTAAGTCCGTATATCCTAGTAAGAAAATGGTTGCCAATATATCTCAATGGGTGCGTAGGCATAGTTTAAGAGATAAATACGAGGGAGCAGTAAATAAGACCAAATTAGGAAAGAAACGAGCATCTATTAAGAAATTAACAAGTCAAGCTAAGAAACAAAAGAGTTTGGCTTTTGCCATATCCTCTGGAATCAAAAGGCGAGGACTTCGTAGAACTTTATTCTTTGATAATGCCGTAACAAAAGTGTTTGGGCAAGATTTCACTAATTCGCTATCTAAAATCATAGGAGCAGAAATAACTCTTAGTATAAAATCTAGTTTCAATGGCGATAACAATAAATAGTAGTCCAAGTGCTTATCAATCAATAAATGATAAGAATTGGTGGGTAGTAACATCAACTAATACTAGCGAAACAAACTTTAAATATGTTTGCGATATTTATGTAGCTAGTAACTTAGTGGCAAGATTAAAAAGCTTTCCGAATCCGAATAATAACAAAGGCATCTTTGATGTAGCCAATGTAATTAAAAACTACCTAGCGAACTATTTTCTAGTAGGTAGTGGAACTTATGACATAGCTTACGATACGAGCAATATCTATGTATCTTACGAGGTTAAATTTGGAGAAGAATATGGTGGTACAACTTATTTAAACTTAACTACGGCTACTAAAACGGCTTACAATTATATCGCTGACCTTATGAGTAGTGTGGCTTATTTCAATGCTACTCAATACGATGATTACCCAACTCAGTTTAAGTTTTTGACTAAAAGAGATTTACTTTCTTTAAAGACAACTAGAAGTGCGAGTAAGTTATTTATTCCTTTTCTAAGTCCTACTCAAAATGTAAGTGCAGATTATCAGATTTGGATAGATACCTATTCAAATGGAACGCAAATCAATACCGATACTGGAGATGAACTTATGCTAACCGATTTAGCACAATTTGACTTTTCTATTTCGGCTATTAATGAATATGTTGGATATGAACTAATTACTTCAAGCATTGATGCTTATGTGATTAGATTGATTTTAAACGAAACCGAAGTACAACAAGCTAAAGTAACTATCGTTTGCGAAAGCAAGTTTACACCAATTCCATTGCATTTCTTAAACTCTTTAGGTGGTTACGAAACAATGGTATTTGATTTAGTAAATAAGCAAAATAGAAGCTTAGAAAAGAAATCATTTGAGCAATATGAGTGGGAATATAACTCTAGTTCAACTTCAATGGATAGAACTAACCAATACGGAGTTTTAAATGGTGGCTCTAAGACATTTTGGAATCAGCAATCCGTTACTTATCATTTAATCTCGGACTATGTTACTTTGACCGATTATACTTGGTTAAGAGATTTATTAATGTCGCCAGAGGTTTATACGGAAATAAACGGAGTGATAGTTCCAGTAACAATGACTACAAATACTTGGAACGAAAAGAAACGATACACCGATAAAGTTTACAATTTAGAGTTAGACATAGAACTAGCTTCAAAAGTTAATGGACAAGCAAGATGATAAGAACTGAAATCTTTATAGAGGGAAAGCGACTTGATTTATACAAGGATATTTCATCGGAGTTTACTTACAACATTGATGATATTAAGGATTTCTCTGCTCGTAATACAAACTTTTCTAAAACTATAATCATACCAGGAAATGCCACTAATAATCAATTATTCGGTAATATATTCGAGTTCGGGTCTGCCAATTTTTACTCTGGAAGTACCGACAATGTGGGTTACAACTTTAACGCTTCCAAGTCCGCAAAGTGTCTTATACTTGTAGATAAAATTCAAGTATTTAAAGGAATTATTCGTTTATTAGAAATCGTAATTGATAGAGGTAGCATAGAATATGAATGTGTGGTATTTGGAGAACTAGGTGGACTAGTTTCGGCTATCTCAAATAAGAAACTTGAAGATTTAGATTTTAGTGCCTATAATGAACTTTACACAAAAGACAATATAACTGCATCTTGGGATTGGGCAAGTGGTACAACTGGTAAAGGATACGGACTTTATTATCCTTTGATTGACTATGGTGGATTAAGTGCTAACTCAAAGAACGATTGGCATTATCAAGCATTTAGACCTGCTCTATATGTTAAGGAATACATAGATAAGATAATCACTAATGCTGGTTATACCTATGATAGCGATTTCTTCCAAACCGCTTTATTCAAAAGGTTAATCATTCCAAATAACCAAAAGTCATTTGGTAAGGAAAAGGTCTATAATTTCCAAAGAAGAAATAGTAGTTATTCCTATACACAAGCCGATGGAACTTCAAAGCTATTTCCTTTACCTATTTCGGAGATTACTCAAAACTATACACCAAACGCAAGTAATACCGAGTTTACTTATACTGGAGCAAACTTCACTGGAACTTACGAGATAGATATTCGTTTATTTTGGGATAAGACAACTTCTATCCCTTTCCATTTTAATGTACTAGTCAATGGAACTGTAGTAGGAACTCATACTTGGGAAAGTTCTACAAGTCCTGACCCAGTGGTATTTGAATTGGTAGCCGATGGAAATATCGCATTAAATACAAACGATGTAGTATCTTTTTCTTTTAGTCAAGAAGATACTTTTGCTGATTTCAATTTAACTGTTCAAGTTGGTCAAGGTTTAGTTAAGATTAAATCTTCGGCTTTAACTTTCGTAGATTATGTTATCGGAGATACTATTGATATTAACGCATCTAGTATTCCTAAAGGTATTTTCCAAAAGGACTTCTTTGCTTCTATTATTAAGATGTTTAATCTTTATGTTGTAGAAAGTACGGACAAGGAAAAGCATTTGATTATTGCTCCATATATAGATTTCTATACTGTAACCGCAGCATTATATAAGATTAATGATGATGATTTATTATTAATTGATAATTCTAACTTCTTGCTTTTAGAAGATGCAAGTGCTAACTATTTAGATTGGACTTACAAGATTGATAGGTCAAAACCAATGCGTTTAAAACCTATGAGTGAGTTGAATGGTCGTTATTATGAGTTTAAATACAAGCAAGATAACGATTACTATAATGAGCAATATTTTAAAAAGTTTTCACAAGGTTATGGAGATAAACTAGAAGATACTGGCTACGAGTTTGCTAATGATAAACAGACCGCAGAGGTAATCTTTAGTTCTACTGTACTTGTAGGATATAGCGGACAAGAGAAAGTATTTCCTACAACATTCAAACTAACGAATACAAGTAATACGCAATCGGAAGATAGAATAGACCATAATATTAGAATCTTACAAGCACATAAAGTAACCGATGTTGCTAATTGGCATATAAGAAATGATAGTGGAAACATTGATGGACACTTAAATTCTTACGGATATGCTGGACATTTGAATGACCCTGATGCACCTACAAGCGATATTAACTTTGGTGCTTCAAAGCAACTTTACTTTGGATTAGCTACCGATTTTCCAAGTGCTAACTTGTTTAATGGATATTGGAGTGATTATGTAGCCGAGATTACCGATAAGGATAGTAAGCTATTGACTTGTAATGTTCGTTTAACAGATAAGGATATTTACAATCTAGATTTCTCTAAATTGATATATATAGATGGCTCACTTTGGAGATTGAACAAAGTTATTGACTATAATCCTATGACCGAAGATACTACGAAATGCGAATTTTTAAAAGTAATTGAATTAACATACGCATAATGGCAAATCAAGTAGTTGGAATAAGTTTAAATGTAGATACTAGCGGTGCTGGTAAATCCGTAGGTAGTTTAAAACAACAATTAAGAGAAGCACAAGCAGAGGTAGTTGCATTAAGTGAAAAGTTTGGTGCAACATCTAAAGAAGCTATTGAAGCAGCTAAAAAGGCAGCAGATTTAAGAGATAGAATTGGAGATGCTAAAGCTTTGACCGATGCGTTTAATCCTGATGCGAAGTTTAAAGCATTTACTGCTTCTCTAAGTGCAGTTGCTGGTGGTTTCGGAGCGGTGCAAGGTGCTATAGGACTTCTTGGAGTTAAGAGTGAAGAAGTAGAAAAAACACTTTTAAAAGTTCAAAGTGCTATGGCTATCTCCGAGGGTTTACAAGCCGTAGGAGAGGGTATTGATTCATTTAAGCAATTAGGAGCAGTAATTCAATCTACTACATTATTTCAAAAAGCAAATAATGCGGTAACAATAGTTGCTGCAACTGTACAAAAAGCTTTCGGAGTTGCAACTGTTGGTGTAGGTCGAGCATTTAATGTTTTAAAGGGAGCAATCGCTGCAACTGGTATCGGTCTATTAATCGTAGCTATTGGAACTGTAGTTACTAAATTAATGGAATGGTCGGATAGTACAAAAGATACCGAAGAAGCACAAGCAAGATTGAATCACGAATTAGAAAAGCAAAATGAGTTATTAAAACAAAATCTAGATGAATTAGATTATGCAAATAAAGCACAGATTGCTAGAGCGAGAATAGCTGGAAAATCTGAAGCCGAGATTACAAAGATTCAAAAAGAGGGTCAGCAAAAGAGATTAGATTTACTTAAAAAAGATTTTGAACAAGCGGTAGCTAGAGAAAGTTCAGCAGATTTTGCAAAACTTGGACTTGAAGAACAAGATAGAATAAGAAAAGAAAATAGTCAAAGACAAAAAGATTATTTTAATGAAAGAGATAAGATAGAAGCTGATGCTTTAGAGCAACAAGCTAAAACTGCGGAGAAAGCTAGAGAAAAACAAAAAGCCGATAGTGAGAAAGCTAGTGCAGATAGAAAAGCACAATTAGAAGCCGATGCAGAATGGGAAGAACAACAAAGACAATATCAAATTGATAGGTTAAGAACTCATACGGAAGAAGCTAATAAGATTAGAGAAGCTGACCTTAAAAAAATAGATGAACAATTAAAGTTAAGAGAAGAAGCTAATAAACGAGTAGCTGATGCTTGGGAAAGCACACAAGAAGATTTAATTAAAGGTGGACTTGATAGAATTAATGCTTTACAATCACAAGCTGAACAAAGAAGAACATTACTTGCTCAATACTTAGTAGGTAATCAAGCTATTGAATTAGCAAACTTAGATGCTGAATATGAAGCTAAAAGAAAGTTAATCGCTGGAAATGAAGAAGCTGAATTAGCATTAACGGAAGATTATGAAAAAAGAAAAAAAGATGTTAAGCTAAAATATGAAAATCAAAAGCTAGAGATTGTACAAAATGGTTTAAATAATGTTGCTAATATCGTTGGTAAGCAAACGGCAGCAGGTAAGGCAATGGCAATCGCTAGTGCTACGATTGACACTTATCAGGCAGCAAACTCTGCTTTGAAAGCCGATTATGGTAAGTTTGGACCAGTATCGCAAGTGTTAAGATTTATTGCGGTAGCTTCTACAATCGCAACTGGTATCAAGAGTATCAAGGAAATTGCTAAAACTAAAGTTCCAGGTGGTGCATCTGTTTCTACTCCAAGCTTACCGAATGTAAGTACAACCGCTCCAGTTCAACCACAAGAGCCACAAGCGATGATGACACAATTAAATCAACAATCTATTAACCAATTAGGTAGTGCAACAAGTCGTGCCTATGTAGTTGAAACTGATGTAACTAATTCACAAGAAAGAATTAAGAGAATCAATAGAGCTGCAAGATTATCATAAATAACTATTTAAAAGTATGGAAAAGAATTTACCAATATATCGCTTAGACATTACCGAAGATATGAACTCAAATGTAGAGGTTGATTTCGTAGCTTTAGTTGATAGACCAGCGATTGAAAGAAGCTTTCTAGCATTTGCCGATTCTTATTCGGATTATCCTGATTCCGTTAAAAACAATGCTAAGAAAGTATTAAAATGGGTTGAAGAAAATGGTTGGGGTAGTTGTGGTACGGAAGTTGGGAAGATTAGAGCCAATCAATTAGCAAATGGAGAGCCAATAAGTGTAGAAACTATAAGAAGAATGTACTCTTATTTATCTAGACACGAAGTAGATTTAGATAGTTCTAAAGGATATGGAGATGGTTGTGGTAAATTAATGTATGATGCTTGGGGTGGTAAATCTGCTTTAAGTTGGGCGGAATCTAAGCTTAAACTAATAGATAGACAAACATTTGCTATCCAAAACGAAGAAGAACATATCATCTCTGGTCCTCTAATGTTAGCAGATACACCAATTTATAGAAACGATGGAAATGGAGAATACTATGTTGTCTTTACTAAAGATACTATTAAGAAAATTGCTCAAAAGTATTTTAAAAGGGGTTACCAAAGCAATGTAAACTTAATGCACGATAGCGGTCAAGTTTTAGAGGGTTTAACAATGTTTGAAAGTTGGATTGTAGATAACAATAGAGGAATCAAGGCAATGAAAGGATTTGAAGATGTGAACGAGGGGTCTTGGTTTGGCTCGTTTAAAGTGGACAATCCTGAAGCTTGGAAAATGATTAAAGAGGGTAAAGTAAAAGGATTTAGTGTTGAGGGAATCTTCAATTATTCTAAGAATCCAGTATCACAAGAATATAGAGAAGCTGAAAAGCTTATGAACGCAATAATTGACATTTTAAGTCAAGTAGATTAACTTTTTTCATAGTGTTTTGTTTGATTAAGGGTGGTATTTCTATACTGCCCTTTTTTCTATGTTGCATAGTGAGTTACGCATTACTATTTATGGTTAAAATCAAATTAATTTTATGACTCCTCTAGAAGCTTTAACAAAGATTAAGGAGATGTTCGCTGAAGTTCCAGCACCGGCTATGCCACCTGCTGAAATGCCAGTTGAAACTCCAGAAGCACCAGAGGTTGAGTACAAAGAATATGTACTTGACAATGGTAGCAAAGTTCTTGTTGATAAGCTAGAAGTAGGCGGTTGTGTAATGTTAGTTGATGAAAGTGGTACTCAAACTCCTGCACCTGCTGGAGAGCATATCCTTGCTGATGGAACTAAATTAGTTCTTGATGATATGGGTTGCATTATGGAAATCACTTTACCAACTCCAGTACAACCTGAAGCACCAGCACATGACCAAACTGCTATGGCTTCAGAGAAAATCGCTAAACTTGAAGCTGAATTGACAGAATTAAAAAAGGCAGTACAATGCCAAGCTGATGATTTTGTTGCTAATAACAACAAGTTTTCACAAGCGATGAAAGAAATGAGCGATGCAGTTATTGAACTTATCAACTCTGCTTCTGCTACTCCTACTGAAACTCCAAAAGAGAAATTTAACACTCACATTGAAAGCAAACAAGATAAGATAAACAATTTCTTATCAAAGTATGCTAACAAGTAATCTTTTTTTTAAAAACAATAAAAACAAATAACAATGGCTTTTGATGTTTCTGCATTAAGCAATTATACTAAAGAGAACGAAGCTCTATTAGTAACTTCTTCCGTTTTAGGAAGTAAAACAGCTTCTTTGATTAAAGACCAAGGAAATGTTATGGTAGGTGTAAAATCTGCCGAGAAAATCAACATTATGGACACAGATGCGTTCTTCCAAAGTGGTGGAACTTGCGGATTCAATGCAAGTGGTACAACTACTTTCACTCAAAGAACTGTAACTGTTGGTAAGGTAAAAGTAAATGAAGCACTTTGTCCTAAAGATTTAGAGAGCAAATATCTTCAGAAAGCTTTACCAGAGGGTAGCCGTTACGATTCAATCGCTTTCGCACAACAGTACTCTGACAAGAAAGCTGCTCGTATCGCTTCACAAGTTGAAACTGCAATCTGGCAAGGAGATACTTCTTCTGCTACTGCAAACCTTAACAAGTGGGATGGTTTCGTTAAGTTGATTGGTACTTCAGCAGTTGAAGCTAACAACACAACTTACTATGGTACTCCAGCAACTTCAATCACTTCTGCAAATGTAGTAGCGATTTTTGATGCTCTTTACAAAGCAATCCCTGCTTCTGTAGTTGCTAAAGATGATATGACTATCTTCTGCGGTCAAGATGTATTCCGTACTTATACTATCGCTTTGAAAAATGCGAATATGTATAATTACGCATTTGATGGTAAAGCTGATAGCGAGTTCTATCTTCCAGGTACTCCAATTAAGGTTGTTGCTACTCCAGGTTTGAATGGTGTTTCTAAGCTTTATGCTTTGAGAACAAGCAATATGTTCTTAGGTACAGACCTTTTGAACGAAGAAGAAAAATTTGAAATCTTCTACGCAAAAGAAGCTGACCAAGTTCGTTTTGTTAGTGAGTTCAAGATTGGTGTGAATGTAGCTTTCCTTGATGAAGTAGCTTCTTTCATTATCTAATTATACGAGTAGGTAGTTCTTCGGAACTACTTACTTTTTCACTTAACTAATTAAAACTTAAATAAAATGGCTTGTGCTTTAACGCAAGGATACACACTTGATTGTAAAGATAGTTTAGGTGGCATCAAAGCGGTTTGGTTTATCTCTAGTGCAAATGTATCTAGTATAACCGAAGCTTCTGGTGTTGTTTCTGCTATCACTAAAGCAAGTGGTAAAGTATTCTATAAATATGAATTAGTTAAGAATACTGGTAGTTTGACTGAAACAATTACTGCTTCCGTAGAAAATGGAACTGTATATTATGCACAAGAATTATCAATCATTCTTAATAAATTACAAGCTAATACAAGAAACGAAATCTTGTTATTGGCTAAGAATAACCTATTGGCAGTTGTCCAAGATTCTAACGACAAATATTGGTTGTTAGGTAGAGTTCAAGGACTAGACATCACTGGCGGTACGAGTGCAACTGGTACTGCACAAGGCGATAGAAGTGGTTATACATTGACTTTCACTGGTGGCGAGAAAGAACTTGCTCCAGAAGTAAATTCTAGTGTAATTGCTGGTCTAACTGCTTAATCTAGCTTTCGTGGTTCGTTATAGGTAGGTAGATTGCCACTCCTTATGGGGTGGCTTTTTATTTTGTAAAATTCCTTAAAATCTCTATATATTGTTATGATATACTTCACAAAAGGACAAACTAACGAAATTATCCTTACTTTAAAGGAGAAGCAGACCTTGGATAGTCCTAATTTCTTGTTCGTATTTACACATAGGGGAACGAATACGATAGTAAAATTTGTCAAGTTAAATAATACGGATACTTCACTATATAAAGATAGATTCAATAGTTTTTCAATTTTAACGAATACATATTTTCAAAGTTCTCAATTAGGCGAATGGGAATACGAGATTTACGAGCAAACTAGTAGTACAAATACAGACCCTAGTTTAGCTACTAAGCTTCTAGAAACTGGAATTATGCGTTTAAATGGAGATGCTATGGAATATACGCAATACGAAACAAATAATACATTCATAACAAGATGATGGATAATTTAGTCATATTAAGATTTGCTGAAGCAAAGCAACCTGAATATAGAGAAAGAAAAGGACAAGGATATATTGAGTTCGGAGAAAGAAACGATTATCCTAACTATTTACTTTCTTTATATAATAAAAGTGCAAAGCACAATGCTATTGTACGAGGTAAAGTAAACTATATTACTGGTAATGGTTGGACTACAAAAGAATCCGACCCTAAAGCCGATTTATTTATTAATGCACCGAATCCGTTTGAAAGCTTAAACGATTTAACTCGTAAAGTTTCAATAGATATTGAGTTATTTGGTGGTGCTTATTTAGAGATTATTTGGTCTAAAGTAGGTGGTATGATTTCTTCTATTAATCATATTGACTACACTAAAATCCGTTCTAATAAGGATAATACGCAGTTTTGGTACAAAGATTGGTCTGATAGAAAAGAGCAACCAGAGGTAATAAATGCCTTTAATACGGGTTTAAGAAAAGGTAAGCAAATTCTTTACATTAAGGAATATAGACCAGGATTAGACACTTATTCGCTTCCAGGATACATTGGAGCATTGAATTATATTGAAAGTGATGTTGAGGTTAGTAAGCATTGCTTAGGTAATGCACAAACTGGTTTCTCTGCAAGTAAGTTAATTACCTTACCTAATGGAGAGCCAACACCTGACGAAAAGAGAAACATTGAAAGAAGATTTACCGATAGATTTAGTGGTAGCGATGGAAAGAAGTTTATTCTTTCTTTTGTTCAAGATATTGGTAAAAAGCCGGTAGTTGATGATTTAGGTGCTTCGGATTTAACTAAAGAAGATTTTACGCAAGTAGATACGATGATTCAGCAAAACCTATTTGCTGGACATCAAATTACTGCTCCTGACCTTTTTGGTATTTCAACTCCAGGTCAATTAGGTAGTAGAAACCAAATTAGAGATGCTTATGAAATCTTCAAGAATACTTATGTAAATGATAAGCAACAATTCTTAGAGAGTATTTTTAATCAATTAGCAAGAATTAATGGTGTTACACAAGAATTATATATCCAACCTGTTGAGCCGATTTCTTTTGAATTTAGTGAAAATATCATATCTCAATTTGCACCTAAAGATTGGATTTTAGAAAAGATTGGTGTTGATATGAGTAAGTATCAACCAACTCCTGATGTTACTACTGCTCCTGCTAATGCTCAAACTATGATTAACGAGCATTTAAAAGGAATGAAAGGTAGAGAGTGGCAAAACTTCCAAAGAATTATTCGTGATTTCAATAAAGGAAAGATAACTAGAGAACAAGCGGTACAAATGCTTCAAAGTGGATTTGGATTAGATAATGAATCTATTTCTACTTGGTTAGGTCAAGAAGAATTTAATGCTAATGATATTGATTCCATTATTTCCATTTTTGACGAATATGGAGTGAGTAGCGAAGAATTTAATGTAATAGCTACAAGACAAGTTTTTAGTTCCGATAATATAGAAAGCGAAGAATTAGCTTTTGCTACTTCGGTTTTAGAAGATAGTTTAGATAAGAAGATTGTAGATATTATCGCTAAGAATAAGAGAATACCGCCAGAGGATATTGCTAAAGCTTTAAAAGTACAAGTTGAAGAAGTACAAACAAGATTGAGCAAGTTAGAAGAAATGGGAATTGTTAAGTACAATCCCGATACTAAGGTTTCTAATTTAACTAAATCTTTAAGTGAAATTTTAGATAGTCCACAAAAAACTACTTTTTTAATTAGATACTCGTATGAGTGGAAGCCAGAGATTCCTTATGGAGAAAGAAACTCAAATGCACACCCTAGCAGACCTTTCTGCGTTAAGTTAATGCAATTAAATAGATTCTATTCTAGAGCAGATATTGAGCAATTAACTCAAAGATTAGGATATGATGTATTCGCTAGAGGTGGCGGTTGGTGGGGAGATTCTCCAAGTTGCAGACATCGTTGGGTAAGCAAGATTGTTGTCAAGAAAAATTAAAATAAATGAGCAGAAATATATTATTCATTTCAGTAAGCACAATAAAAGATAGAAGCGGATTACATAACAATACCGATGATAAGTTAGTAAATCCAGAGATTTTAGCTTCGCAAGATATGTTCATTCTTCCAGCTTTGGGTACGGCATTATATAATCGCTTACAAGATGGAATTGAAAACAATGATTTGACTTCTTTAGAGCAAGAAATTTTAGATACTTACATAACTCCAACTTTGGTATATTATGTTTTAGCCGAACTTCCAATGGGATTAAGTTATCAATTTTACAATAAAGGATTGATTCGTAAAAGTGGAGATGGACAAGAAAATCCTAGTTCTAGTGAAATGATTGAAGTAGCCGATAGATATAGAGCGAGAGCGGAATTTTACAAGCAAAGATTAGTTAAATTTTTAAGAGAAAAAGCGGTTAAAGGATTGCTTCCTCTTTACTTGAATCCTGGAAACACGATTGATACTATGATTCCGGAGTTTCAAGCTTATACTACATCTATTTGGCTAGGAGATACGGATTGTTGCAAGGGTAAATCTTTTGAAGAAAAATATCAAGGTAACATAAATCGTTGTTGTGGCGAATAAAACATACTCGTTAAAAAATCAAAAGAAACTTAAAGTTTTTTTAGAAAAACAAGAAAATGGCACAAACTCTAACCTTAAATCAAGTGGTGGACACTATAACGCAAATAGCGACTGCTCACAAGCAGATAAAGAGTGTTTACTTCGGAGATATAGCCGACTATCTAAGCAAAGGAACGGATAACATATATCCATCGTTATACTACGATGTAACTGGAGCAAACATTCAAGGTAAATCACTTACTTTGAATTTTTCGCTTTATTTCTTTGATAGAATGTTAGCCGAAAATACTAACGAAACCGAAGTACTTTCGGATATGCTAGAAGTGGCACAAGATATTTTAGCACAATTAAAATACAATAATTTCATTTTTGATGAAATGACAAGTGCTACTATTTCGTTTATTACGGAAGATACACCTGATTTATTAGCTGGAGTTAAGGTAGATATGGCTTTAGATATTCCATTCTTAGCCGATAGATGCCAAGTTCCAACTACTTACACATATCCTCAATAATTCTATTTATAGCAAATGGCAAATAAGAAAATATCCCAATTAACCAGTAGGACACCTAGCTTAACAGATTTGTTATTGGTAGGCGACCCAGCGACTGGATTTTCATATAAAACAACAGTAACGGATTTAGCTACAGTTATCCAAACTGATATAGCAGATGCTTTTGTTACTTTAGATACTACGCAAACTATTAGCGGTGCAAAGACATTTTCAAATGCTTTGACTTTGACTTCGGTTGCTGACGCTGGAGTTGATACGGATAAGTTCTTGGTTTTAAATGCTGGGAATGTAGTTAAATATCGTACTGGTACTGAACTATTAAGTGATATAGGTGGACAAGCAAGTTTAACTTTAACAACTACTGGCTCTAGCGGTGCTTCTACTTTAGTAGGTGCTACTTTAAATATCCCTACATATACTTTAAGCGGACTTGGTGGAGTTCCTACTTCTAGGACTTTAACTATTAACGGAACGGCTTATGATTTAAGTGCGGATAGGTCTTGGAGTGTAGGTACAATAACTGGTAGCGGAACTACGAATTATCTAGCAAAATTCTCTGGCTCTACTGCCGTTGGAAGTTCTCGTTTATACGATGATGGAACGAATACGATATATAATGTAAACGCAAGTTCTGGTCAATATGCTATTCAAATAAATGCCAATACTACTTCTGGCTCATCTTTCGGAATGCATATTTTAGGTGGTACAACTTCTAGCGATGTTGCTTTTAAAATCTCAAATGCTGGTGGTACTAGTGAATTTTTACGAGTTTTAGGAAATGGTAATTTAGGTCTTGGAGTTACAAATCCAGTATATAAATTAGATGTAAACGGAGTAATAAATACTTCAAGTTCTTTATTTGCAGTTAATGCTTATTTTGGAACTTCAGCTTATGGACTTTGGGAATTCGGTAGTGATTCAACTTACGATGGTTTATATATTCGTCAAAGTGGTGGAAGTGGTACAAGTGGTTATGTTTTCGGAATAGATAAAGATAGCCACGATTTTACTATCAATGGAAAGTTGATTTTAACTTCTACATTAAGTAACGGAACTTATACATATACTTTACCCTCTGCTACTGGTACACTTGCACTTACTTCCGATATTCCAAGTTTAAGTGGTTATGTACCCTATACTGGAGCAACAAGTAATGTTGATTTGGGAAGCTATACTTTAACAACTGGTGCTGTAACAATCAATGGAAATGGGAACGAATTAATAATGACTTCTTCTGATGCGAATGGTCAATATATAAATTTCCAAACAAGTGGTGGTTCTTATGGATATGTGGGAAATGCTTATCATCTTATGAGTTCCCCTTCCAATGTAAACACAGATTTAGCAATAAGAGCAAATACAAACTTAATATTTGCAGCAGGTGGTAGTACTGAAAGAATGCGTATCACATCAGGTGGTTTAGTTGGAATCGGAGTTACAAACCCAGCAACAAAATTACAAGTTTACCAAAGCGGAAGTTCAGTAGCAAGATTTGGAGCAACAAACTATGTAGATATTAATAGTGATGGTTTTGATGCTTATAGTTCAGGTAGTAATATGATGTACCTTAACTATTATTCAGGTGGGGGAATTGACTTCATCAATGGTAAGATGCGTCTAACATCAGGTGGTAATTTGGGAATTGGAACTACCACTCCATCATATCAATTAACAACTACTGGTAGATTTGAGATTGGTAATAGTGTTACTGGAATGGTTGGTACATTTGGTCAAAATACTGCTACTGCTGACACATATATTAGATTGCTAAATACAAATGGTAATTTTGATATTGGAACTGCATCAAGTGGTCATTATTTTTATGGTCAGGGAACACTTCCCTTATTACTATATACCAATGCTACCGAAAGAATGCGTATCACATCAGGTGGTAATGTCTTAATCGGAACAACAACAGATGCAGGTTATAAGTTAGATGTAAATGGAACTGGAAGATTTGTTACTTCTTTATATGTAGGGGGAACTTCTAATGGTAGATTAGGTGTTAGGGGAACTACTAATGATGCTTCTGCTTATGCTTTTGAAGCAGCCAATTCAAGTGGAAATACTTTATTTATTGTAAGAAACGATGGTGCAGCTACTTTCTCAAGTAGTGTAAGTGCTACGAGTTTTACTGCTTCAAATATAAATGTAAGTACAAATAATGGAATGTATGATGCGGGAACTAATACTGTAGGTTTCCAAACGAATGGTGCTGCAAGAATGTATATTAGTAGTGGTGGAAATGTACTTGTGGGAAGCACAACAGATAATGGAAGTAAATTCCAGGTGAATGGTGGAATTTCAACAAGTAGATTGGGATTAGCTTTCCCATCATATACTGGTGGAATAAATTGGGAATTTGCCTCTGATGGAACAAGTGGTAGTGGAATTTATATATATAATAGTAATACTGGATATAATGTATTTTTTAATGCAAATGGTACTGTTTCTTTTGCTTCATTAGGAACTGGCACAGTATATTCAAATGCTGGTGTATTAACAAATACTAACCCTTCCGACAGTTCCCTTAAAAATACAATAAAACCATTAACTTATGGACTTGCTGAAATCTTACAACTTCAACCAAAAACATTCTACTATAATTCCGATACTGCAAAATCAAATTTAAAGTATGGATTTATTGCTCAAGATGTTCAGCCAATAATGCCTGATTTAGTAAGAAAAATAAGCAAGGACTCTGATAAATTAGGCCTTGAAACAGATGGAATTTATGTGGCTTTGGTTAATGCGATAAAAGAACTTAAAGCAGAAATTGAAGAATTAAAGAAAAAATAAAAACAAATAATAATGACAACTAAAAAATGGGTAATATCCCAACTAGACACAAAACCACAAGAAGATAATTTAAGCGATGTAGTAGTTTGCGTACATTGGCGTAGACAAGCTACCGATGTAGTAGATGACAAAGAATATAATGCCGATGTTTATGGAGCAATGGCTTGTTCTCAACCTAGTGAGCAAGATTTTACAGCTTATCCAGACCTTACACAAGAACAAGTTGAAGGTTGGTTAGAAGCTGGTCTAGATATTGCTAAACTAGATGAAGCTTTAGATGCTCAAATTGAAAACTTAAAAAATCCACCGATTGTAAACTTAGGACTTCCTTGGGAAAATCAAGGACAATAAGCTATATATAATAAACCTATAAATTATGAATTTGAAACTACACGAAGTAATCAACCTTTATTACGAACTTAACGGAGTAACAAAAGTAGAAAACCAAAAGGAAGAAGTAATCAGTAAAGGACTTTTAAAGCAAAAGATTTCCTTAAAAACGAAAGTTTACTTACAAAGGTTGAACAAGATTGTATCGGAAGAATACAAATTGTATGAAGAAGCAAAGCAAGAACTATTTAAAAAGTTCGGGAAAGAAGAAAACGATAATCTCGTTATACCGAGTGAGAGTTTTCCTGACTTTGCTAAAGAGCATAAAGACCTATTGGAAGCGGAAAAGGAAATCAAGCCAAGTACAATTTGGGGTGCGGATTTTACTCTAGCATCGCTTGAAGAAGTAGAAACTGACGAGTTCTACCCACAATTATTTGACTTGATAGACAATGGATAGTTTAATTATTTTCCTAATAGGACAAGCGGTAACCATTCTAATAGGACTAATAGGCATATATGTAAAAGTATCTCTTAAACTCAAAGAGTTAGAGATTAGAGTAAATGTAGTAGAAAAGCAAGATGATTTGATTTCAAGAAAGCTAGACACGATAGCTAATCAAATTAACAATTTATGCATACAGATTCAGAACAAGCAGGACAGAGAGTAGTATTCGGTTGGAAGCATTATTTTGCTCCTACCCCTAAAAGAATACGAATCTTAGGCGATGCCTTAGCTGGTGCTGGTACATTTGCTTCTACGATAGTGGTATTGAACGGACACGCAGTTGTTGGTACTATTATTATGGTTATTGCAGTTCTAGGGAAATTCATTTCAAACTTTTTCAAAGATGAAGTGGTTGAAGATTAGCATATTTATTATTTATATTCTTTTAATACTTTTCGCTGGTATTAGTTGTAATCCAGTAAAACAAGTTTTAAAGAATAGAGAATATTTTGATGAAGTAGCCAAAGAGGTTGTTAAGTCAGGATATTGTGCTAATGACACCATTATCAAGGTCAAATCCGATACTACCTATAAGCTAGATACTTTGTACGAAACTAGCTTAGATACGATTAAACTAACCGATAAGATTTATATACCTAAAATAAGCCAAAGAACTATCGTTAAAACAATTACTATCCACGATACAATAAAAAGTGTTGTTGTAGACAATGCTCGTTTAAACGCATTACAAGGCGATTTAACTGCACTTAACGAAAAGTATATAAACACACGCAAACAAGCACAAAGTCGCTTAAATTGGCTTATATTGCTTCTAATAGCAATTCTAGTATATTCTATCCGAAAACCTATAATTAAACTAATAAAATGGCATTTCTTTCCGATGTAGAGATTATCAAGAAATACGGACAACCTGGAAATCCAGATAATTTCACGATAATTCAGCTTCCATATCCAATGCGTATCGCTTGGGACACTTCACACATAGTTACAAAAATGCAATGCCACGAACTCGTGGCTTTAGATTTTACAAAGGTATTTGAAGAACTTTTAACCACTTACGGATTTAACAAGATTAAAGAACTAGGCATTGACCTATTTGGTGGTTGCGTAAATGTTAGACAAATGCGTGGCTCAAAAACAAAATGGTCAAGACATAGCTGGGGAATAGCTTTGGACTTAGACCCTGCTCGCAATGGTCTTAAAACAACTTGGGCGAATAGCCAATTTTTTAAACAAGATTACAAACCGATGCTAGAAATCTTTAATAAGTATAAATTTGCTAATTATGGTAAAGAGAAAGGATATGATGCGATGCACTTTGAAAAAATAAACTAAACATAATGAAAGCCCTACAAACGAAACGAAAGCGACTATTCTTTGATATCGAAACATCTGCCAATATCGGCTTCTTTTGGTCGGCAGGTTTTAAATTAAATATTGGTTACGAAAATATCATCAAAGAACGAGCGATTATTTGTATTTGCTACAAATGGGAAGATGATAAAGAAGTAAACTATCTTACTTGGGATAAAAACCAATGTGATAAAAAAATGCTACAAGAGTTTATTAAGGTAGCAAATTCAGCCGATGAATTAGTTGGACATAATGGAGATAAGTTTGATTTACCTTGGATTCGTACTAGATGCGTATTTCATCAAATAGATATGTTTCCTAGTTATCAGACAATAGATACCTTAAAAATATCTCGTTCTAAGTTTCGTTTTAATTCTAATCGTTTAAATTATATTGCTCAATATTTAGGAATTGGTCAAAAGATTAAGACCGAGTTTGACCTTTGGAAATCAATCGTTTTAAACAAAGACAAGAAGTCAATGGATAAAATGGTTAAGTATTGTCAAGAAGATGTAAGATTATTAGAAAAAGTTTACAAAAAATTATCTAATCATATTGCTCCAAAAACACATTATGGAGTTATCTTTGGACAAGATAGAGGTAGTTGTAGAGAATGTGGTAGTGATGATTTGAAAGTAAGTGGAACTAGAATAACCGCAACTGGAACTAAGTATAAACAATACCAATGTAAAACTTGTGGTAAATTTCAAACTAAACGAGATGTATGAGCAATTTGTTAAAAAACTTATTTGAAGAATACGAAAAAAGAGAGCAAAGAGGTCTATCTAAATATGGTACTACAATGGATAGAACGGACTTGGAATTAAAAGATTGGGTACAACACGCACTAGAAGAAGCAATGGATTTAACTTTATACTTGAACAAAATAAAAGAACAATTAAATGAGCCACAAGGATATGCCGATAATAAAAAAACAAATATCTGAACTATTGAAAAAGTTATCTCCAGTTGAGAGATTACAGATATTAGAGCCAATGTGCGATAGATATAGAAAGCAAAGTAGAGAAGAAGTGCAAAAAGATACGATTGAGTTTTGTAGAAGAAAGAGCATTAAACTTATCAAGACCGATTATTAATGGAAGAAGAATTAGACGAGCCGATTAATTTTACTCCTCACGATGACATAAATGCGTGTTATAGTGCGTTAAATTCGTTAGCGGATATTGATACATATTTGTTAAACGAAGAAGAAAAGGAAATGATTTCTGAGATTAAGCGAATGTCTTTATATATTCTTTATACTGGTTTAAGAGAAATATTTATTAGTAATTTTTATGAAACAAGTCCACAAGATAGTTCATCGGAAGCTAGGTAGAGAACAAGCTTGGGGTCAAGCTTCGGAGCAAGAGAATCTAATTGAAATAGATATTAGATTGTCTGGCTATCGTTATATGCTATACTTGTTACACGAGCATTTTCATTTAAAGCACCCTGATTGGTCGGAAACTAAAGTAAGAAAGGAATCAAGCAAAACGGCAAGATTCCTTTGGGAGTTAGGGTTTAGGTTAGTAGAACTTAAGTAAAGTAAACTTCATACCAACTATCTTTACCTACGAATAGATTAAGATACTGTTCCGAGTTGTACTTACGATAGATGATTTTTTTCATTTTGTTTTTGTTATTGCGTAAATAATTATTAATACTTCATTTAATACTCGTTTCCATTTTTCTTCTATTTCTTGCTTGTTACACCATTCACTAAAATCTTTACCTAGTTCTAAACAATCTTTAAATGCTCCATTCCTTTTGTATGAATCTATAATCCAGGCACAAGCCATTCTAATTGATTCAAAATTCTTAAAACTTTCAATAAATTCTTTAGGAGTAGCTGAATAATAATTCGCATAAATGAAAGACATCTTAACAAATGTTTCATTAGCTATTTCATCAAATATTTTAACTTTATCTTTTTTCATCTGTTACAAAATGCACCACAACTGGTTTCTTTTTTTATAGATTTATACATATCACTAAAATCATCTATTTTTAAAAATGCCTTTTCCATTTCACATTCATTGGCTAATTGCCTAAGAGATTTTCCATTTCCCATAATTGAATAAAATTTTAATCTCCTATCTTGTATTTTTTCTTCAAACTCCATTACTTCTATATATTCTTTTTCTGATTTATAGAAACACATTCTGCAACCACCTCTTTGCATATAAATTGGAAAGTTTGGGTGTAATCCATAATCTCTTAAAATTTCCTCACAATCATCTCTTGTATATCCATCTTCAATCAATGGGTAAGAATATTTTATATTAGCCATTTTTTCTAAACTCCCAGTTCTACCTTGTTCATCATAATTAAATCCAATCATTAATTCACAATCTCCTCGTGAACTTAAAAAGTTATCTATTGGTATAGCTTTAAAATAACTCGTACAAAATCTCATTTGTTGAGATGGCATAGCTTTACAAGCAACTATTAATTTTTCTAAAGAATCATATTCAGTTCCTTTATATTTCTTACTTCCTTTAATTCTTATTAATTCAAAATCTCCATTATGCAATTCTAAAAATTTTTTTTCGCATTTATCTATTCGTTCATACATTTCAGTATGTTCTGCTCCAGTATCACACCAAATTGCTTTTGCTCCTTTTCCGTAAAGAATACACATAGTAGTAGATTCAACTCCACCAGAAAAAGAAATATATTTATTTGACATTGTAAATCTGATTATATCCTTGTTTTTTACATTCTCTAAAGTATTCGCTAATATATCTTTGTTTAGCTTCATCAACCGAAGAATCTAAGTATTTATGATAACTTTCAGGTTTAATCTTCCCATCAACCATCAATCTATCGTAAATATGAGGGTGGAAAGCATTATAAGTAACTCCCTCTAAAAACTTAATATAAGCTTTATTAACTTCTTTATACCAAGCTTCATATCCACTTGGGTAACCAATATCAGTTACTTTCAAATGTGTTCCAATTAATCCTTGCTCGTAGTAACTTGAAGAATTATCTTTTTTACGCATAAATGTTTTTACCCAATCAACAAGAGTTTCTACATCACAAGAGTAAACTTTACCAAATTCTCCAGTTAAACCTAACTCAAATATATCTACTAATTCTCCCATTGATATATTTGGAAACTTCTTTTTTAAAGTTTTAATAACTAATTCTTCAGTTTCTTCACTTACCTTTTTAAATTGTCTTAAATATTCAAATGCTGGATTGTTCATAGTGCTTTAATTTTTTCTTTTGTTTTTTGTAAGAGATTTGAAGTTACGGAATAATCCATATCAAGTCCAAATTTCTTTTTTACTAATTCACACCATTTCTTATCTCTTTTAATTATTTCATCTATCTGAAATAAAGCTAGTTTCTTAGCATTGGTCTTAGATAGTCCAAAGCTTATATAATACTTTACTAGTTCTTTTGCTTTTTCAGTCGGTGTCAATTTCGGATAATTTTTTATCTCCAATGATTACAATCTTTTTCTTTACGGCTTCTTTTTCTTCGGTACTTCTATTTAACCAACCTGCTACTGCACCTTTCCAAGATTTCATTTTATTTCTACCAACTCTCCAACCATTAGAATCGTAATAATTGATAAACTTTTCGGCTTGTATTTTAGCATTGTATTCGGTAGTTTTAGTTTTCATTTCTTCAATAACTTCTTCAAGTGTTGGCTCACTAAAATTAGTTTTAACTTCTATCTTAGTATCATATTTGATTGAATATTTATTTAGTAAATCTAATACCTTTTTATGTACTGGACTACTTGGAGATAATGTACTTCCATATTGAAACTCTACAAAATCTACACAATATATCTTTCCATCAGGTAATAGTTCAAATTGTTTACCATTATCTATTGATAATATATCTTCTTCGGTTACTTTAACTCCAATTAATAAAGAAGCTAGTGCGTAATTAGGATTCCATATTCCAGCTAGGTCGCATTTATCTCTAACATATTTAACCAAGCATTTTAACTCTGGCTTTAGTTCCATAAACCAAGCTTTATCCCAAATCTCTGTGTCTGTAAATCTTTTTGCCATTTTCATTATTTAAGGTTTTAAAACAACTCTTTTTAACATTGAAATATCATCTTGATATTTTTCTACTACTTTCTTTAATTGATTGTAGTAGTACATAAAGATAATATCTTCTGTTTCAATAAACCACTTTATCTTTTCTTCATTATGGCTCATAGTTGAGTGAGTTGCATACCCAACAAACTTACAAGCAAATGTTTTCGGAAGTCCAAATTCTCTAGTAAAATAATATCCTAAAGCCATTCGTAAAGCTGATATATTTGTTTTCTTAACTACTTTAGTTCTTGCACTTCCTCTATTTATATCTCTAAATAAATCTTTTGGTTTGACATCAAATTCGTTGCAATAATCTGTAACGATGTCATTTAATAGTGTTTTTAAATCTCGCATAAAATTAATTTGATAGGTAGTAGTATTCCTAAACTTGTGTTATTATCTCCACCTAGTCTTAAATCGCTACTACTAAAGTTTTGTTTAATAATCTTTTTTAATTTGTCCGTTGGCAAAATTAAGGTAAGATTTTGATAATAAATAATAAATATCCAATAATCTGCAATCGTAGTTGATATGCCTGATTTCTTTCCTCTAGAGTAAACTTCTACAAATAGATTTCCAGTTGCGTGAGCCATAAAGTCGGTTTTAACTTCAACTTTACTTCCTTGTGAAAAGATTTGTTTTATCCAATCCTCTCCTTTTTCGCCTATCTCTAAATCATAGTAAAAGCTTCCAGAGTGTTTCATTTTTTATATTTTTCATCAATAATCATAGGAACTGCATTTTCCCAACTTATAGAATGATGTAATCTTTTG